TAGCATTGCGTTTGAGAAAAGAGTCGGACAGTGTTACGAAAACGATTATAGATAGAATAGGATCAACATCTGCTCAACAAATACAAAACAATGTAAACTTGTTGAGTACAGGTAAAGGAGTTAATCCATTTGGTGTATATAACAATCCTTGGCAAATGCACGTCGGTGGACCTGGTATGCACGGTAATAAATCAGAAGATCTTACTTGGCTACTGCGATAATATATTTTATAAAAATACCTCTAGTATATATTTATATAGTAAGCGCTCATATATATACACACTATGGCAGAAACAAAAGATCTATTTAGCAGATTGAAAAAGATGTTCAGTACGGACGTAATCGTTCGTAATGTGGGCGGTAAAAAACTCAAGATTGTAGACACGGATGAAATACAATACGCAACAGACAGAAACAGTTTGCGTGATCGTTTTAATCGTTTAAGAAGCAGTACATTTAACTTACATAATCGCGACATGAGCATGGCTTATCAAGCAAGCCGTCTTGAGTTGTTTAGAGATTATGACGTTATGGATATGGATCCTATCATCGCATCTGCGTTGGACATCTATAGCGACGAGTGCCTTGTGCCAAGTGAGTTTGGAAAAGTTCTTACTATTCGTAGCAACAACGAAAACATAAAGAAGATACTTGAAAATCTTTTCTATGACATACTAAACGTCGAGTTTAATATGTGGAGTTGGACACGTAATATGTGCAAATATGGCGATTTCTTTTTGCGTATGGAAATATCACCAGAATATGGTGTGTTTGTGGTTCATCCAATCAGTCCGTATGAAATCACACGCATAGAAGGTAGCGATCCACAAAATATTAACTATGTAAAATATCAACACGATGGTATGGGTGGTGGTATGGAATATGAAAACTTTGAGATCGCGCATTTTAGACTGTTGAGCGACAGTAACTTTTTACCATACGGTAAAAGCATGGTAGAGCCTGCTCGCCGTGTATGGAAGCAGCTAAGTTTGATGGAAGACGCGATGCTTATTCATCGCATCATGCGTGCGCCAGAAAAGCGTATATTCTCCGTTGATGTTGGTAATATTCCTCCCGCCGATATTGATGCGGCAATGCAAAAGGTTATGAATCAAGTAAAGAAAGTACCATATATTGATGAACGAAGTGGCGATTATAACTTACGTTTCAACTTGAATAACATGGTGGAAGATTTTTATCTACCCGTTCGTGGAAGTGATAGCGGCACCAAGATTGATACGTTACCTGGTATGGACTTTACAGGCATTGATGATCTTGAATATATTCGTAATAAGATGATGGCCGCATTAAAGATTCCAAAAGCATTTTTGGGATATGAAGAAGGACTGTCCGGTAAGGCTACACTCGCTGCCGAAGATGTAAGATTCTCTCGTACTATTGGTCGTATACAACGTATTATAGTATCTGAACTAACTAAGATTGCTATCGTGCATTTGTATGTTCAAGGCTATCAAGACGCTTCGCTTGTTGATTTTGAACTTGAACTAAGTAACCCAAGCACAATCTTTGAGCAGGAAAAACTAGAAATATGGTCCAACAAGATCAGCCTTGCGTCGGATATGGCAGAAAGCAAGATGTTTAGTAAGAAATGGATGTATAATCAGATATTTAATATGTCCGAAGATGAGATCGAAGAAGTTCAGCAAGAAGTTATTAAAGACCAAAAAGAATCTTGGAGAATGGAGCAGATATCATCGGAAGGCAATGATCCTGCCGCAAGTAAGCAAAAATCTGAAGGCGGTGCTGTCAGCGATTTTGGTGGTGGAGGCGAAGAACCCGTCGGTGGGGGTGGTGGTGAAGGGGGTGGAGGCGAAAGTGAGTTGCCAGGTCTTCCTCCGCTCGAAGAAGAAACACGAAAAGATCGTGAGCGCGGTAAACGCGATCAAACGGGAAACAAAGAAAAGTATACATCTACTCATACCAAGAACTTTGGCGAAGATGTTCTTGGAAATAAAGAAAACAAAGAAAAATCAAAGAGTGATCGTACTACCCGTCATATATACAGAGGCGGCGCACTTTCTATGGATGAAGACCTGAAAAGTATAAAAAAAGCACTGCAATCCAGATATAATAATAAGCACAAACGAGTAATAACTGAAGAAAAGTCTATATTAGACGAGTCTAACCTTATAGAAGAAGACAAACAGCAGTAAATATGTAGTTTTTATCAATAAGGAATATATTTATAATAATAAAAATGTATGAAGAAACTGAAACACTCCAAGTATAAAAATGCGGGTATATTATTTGAACTGCTTGTTCGTCAAGTCACCGCCGACATACTAAATGGAAAAGATGACTCAAAAGCGAACAATATGCTACGTAAGTATTTTTCGGAAAATACAGAATTAGGAAGAGAGAATGCGTTGTATAGAGTGATACTTGAAGAAAAAACAAAAGACCAAGTTTCTGCTGATAGATTGTTAGATACTGTATTGCGTACACGAAAGAAGTTGAATGAGCGTTCATTGAATCTTCAGAAATATGAACTTATCAAGGAAATCAAGCAACATTATCCACTTGATGATTTTCTAAAGGGCAGTATATCAAACTACAAGTTGCTTGCTAGTATATACAAGGTTTTTGAAGATACCGTCAATGAAGTTGAAAGCGACCCTCGTGAAATGTTCAAGGCAAGAAGTTGTATTGTTGAAAGCATTGTTGCTTCCAAGACGCCAACAAGAGTAATATCCGAAGAAGAAAAGAAAGATCTGGTCAAAGTATATCAACAGCAAAATGAAGATGTTCGTTTGCTTGCTTATAAGTTGCTGGTTGATTCATTCAATGAAAAATACAAAGGATTGGATGAAAAGCAAAAGATTCTTATTCGTGAATATATCAACAACATCAGCAATACCAACTCGCTTCGCCAATATATCAATGCCGAAGTTCCTGAAGTTAGAAAGCAAATCAGCGAACTAAAGAGTGTGGTGAATAATGAAGTTGTAAAAATCAAGATTGATGAAACGCTCAATCAACTTGATAAGATTACCAAAGGAACTCTAGTAAAGGAAAATCAAATCATGGCTCTGATGCTGAGTTATGAACTTATCAAGGAACTTAAAAATATCAAATAAAAGGAATGCTATGACACGCACTGAACTCAAACAACTTATCAAAGAAGCCATTGAAGACATTCAATCCGAAGCCGCCGGTCCTGCATATACATTCAATCAACTAAACAGATTGGTCAAGAGTGGAAAAACTGTAGTATTCATCAAAACTGAATATCAAGCACAAATGGTTGCGGTGTCAGAGGACGACGGTTTTTTCATGCAAGAAAATGAAAATGGAGAAGAAACTGTACATACCAGCGACGGTGTAAATGCATATGAATATGGCGTAGATTTCAATGAAGTATATGTCGCTCAAAAAGTAAATGTAAAATAATAAAAGGAATAATATGACACGCAAACAACTAAAACAACTGATCAGAGAAACCATCGAAGAAGTAATGGAACAACAAGCTACTGAAAACTTTGTCGTCAATGGTAAACAAGTTGATGTACAAAGCATTCAGATCGATGGCGTTCGTGCTGGTGATTATTCTGATGCACACATTTATTCGGCAACATTTACAAATGGCGTTGAGTTGAATGACAAAGAACTTGACCAACTGAACAGTATGGCAGGCGACTGGATCGCTCAAAAGGCCATTGAGGGTGACGTATAATGAAAGACGCCAAACAACTAATCCGCGAACTTGTTGAAGAAGTCATTGAAGAAATGACAACTACTGGTGCTGTTGCGGGATATATGACCCCAGCAGCATTTCGTGGTAAAAAGAGCAAAAAGAAATCGGCAGAACGCAGTATGCCTGGTGGCAAAGTTGTTGGTAAAGAAGATACAGATGACACAACGATTGGTGAATCAGAAAATGAAAGCCTACCAACAGTACGTCGTGATTTAAATATAATGGAAGCTCGCAGCCGCTATAGAAATTTCAAGGAAAGTGATATGATGAAAAATCACGCCAAGATTTCTTATGGCATCAGTCAAGCCAAGAAAATGCTTGGTGAAGTTGAATATCTTATAAACATTTGTGAACGCCTAAAGACAGAATGTGGATATACCAATGAAAACTTATGGGCAAGAACTCAGCCAGACATGAAGGAAATACATAACCGTCTAAAAGAGATTGCCAAAAGAATCAACAGAATGGGAAAATAAAATATGAACCTAACCAACATAGCAAAACAAGTATTAAAAGAAGATAGTTGGGGCACAAACCCATCTGCTGCTGGCGGTATGTCGCCTGGTCGCGCTCCTACTGCTACAACTCCTCCACCGGCACAAAGTGGCAATGTTGTAGACATTTCTCAGTCATTCAGAAACTTCAAGCTAAATCTTGAAAAAAGCGAAGACGCTATTGTAAAGAAGTTTGTTGAAGAACTAAAAAAGCAGTTCTTGAAAAAGACTGTTACTGCCAATGCTTCAAAAGGCAGCATCGGACAGATTGAAAAAGATTATACAATAGCTGTCAGCGACGTGCAAGTCCGCTATATGAAAGACAAATATTATGTTGTATTTTCCGGTAAAGAAGGTAATGCGTCTCAATCTGATTATTATCTAGATGACTCTCAGATACAAGTAAATCCAGCCACAACAGCATCTTCTACACAACAGTCTGGTTTAAGAAATGTTGGCGGTATTGTACCAATGAAGCCAACACCAGCAGGTTCACCTGTTGCCAAGAATATACTTCCACAAGGATAAAATATGAGCAAGCAACTACTAGTAGATTTTATACCATTTGACATCTCGCCACAGATGCTCAACGAAGCACGTTCAAATCCAAACGCACCTCTTGTATTGTCTGGACCACTCCAAAAAGCAGGAGAAAAGAATCACAACGGTCGTGTATATCCAAAAGAAGTGCTTTCTCGCGAAATAGAAAAGTATAAACAAATCATAAGCGAACGTCGTGCTCTTGGAGAACTTGACCATCCAGATAGTTCTATTATCAATCTAAAGAACGTATCCCACAACGTAGTAGAATGCCATTGGGAAGGCGATACTGTTGTTGGTAAGATTGAACTATTGACAACACCATCTGGTAATATTGCTAGAGAACTCATCAAGAACAATGTCCGTCTTGGCATCAGCAGCCGTGGTCTTGGCAGTGTTCGCCAAATGAATGAAAATACAGTGGAAGTTCAGGATGATTTTGAACTACTTTGTTTTGACCTTGTAAGTTCTCCATCAACACGCGGTGCTTATATGTCTCCGGGTGCAATCAATGAGGGTGTAAATCGTGGTCAAGTCATCGCTTCAGTAGGAGCCAATGACATCAACAAATATCTAAAGATAGAAAATATTATCCGTAATATTCTATCAGAAGTAAGATAAACTCATGCCGTACAAAACGAAAGGAAAATGCGTATATAAAGCAGATACTGGAAAAAAAGTAGGATGTACAAAAGGTCCAGTAAGTAAATATCTAGCCGCACTATACGCAAATGTTCCGGACGCTAAAACTGAAAACAACTTATCAACTATAAAAGAAAGAAACATCGTGAAAAAACCAGCAACTAATATGTCAGATCCGTCTCAACTGGAAAAACTCGTCAAGTTATTAGCCAAGAAAGTAGAAGATTTTCAAAACTACGTTGGCCTTGATGCTCCACATGATGCTGGCATTGATACACTTCAGTCAGAAATAGAAAGTTTAAAGAATCCAGAGATTACTCAGTTCTGGAAAAATCTAAGCTCAAAGCAGCAAAATGAGTTGCATAGTATGGTAACTACATATTTGTACAACAAGGCAATAAAAGCAGATCCAGACTCTTTTGATGGCGAAACCCCGCAAAAGATAGTTTACAAACTTTCTCAGAAAACAAAAGCTCCAGCAGGCGGAACTACTGGTGGCATGGATAAATTGGTAAAATATCTTGCCAAAGAATCAGAGAATTATATGAATAACCTGGGACTTGATTCTCCAGAATATATAGAATTTCACCAAATTGAAGATGTTATAGACAATATAAAGAATCCAAAAATTAAAAATATTTGGAATTCAATGAAGTCCCCTCAACAAGAAGATTTGTACGATAAAGTTGTAGCGGTATTGAAAAAGAAGTATGGGTCCGAAGATGAATATGATGATATGCTTGAAAACAAGCTGAATGAGATTGCCAACAAAACTAAGCAAAAACAATAACATTTTATAACTACTCGTATATATTTATAATATATGAACAACAAAATCACCAATCCGCATCTCAAGAAGATATTGTCTGAAATATCAAGTAACGCCAACAAATATAGATTGAATGATTTGAGTTGGGAAACTATATACGAAGCAAGAAAAAAGAAGAGTGTCAAAAAAGAACAAGACGAAAAGAAAAAAGACGCTCCAGCAGAAGAACCAGCAGCAGACGAAACTGGTGGAGATTTGCCACCGTTAGGAGGAGCAGATGAAAAGCCAAAAGATACTGGTGCGGCTAAACCAGCGCCAGCGGCAGGAGCAAAACCAGCCGATAAAGCAGACGCTGCGCCTGAAGCAGGTGCCGACGCCGGTACAGAAGATACCGGAGAAGACGAAGCCGACCAGGCAAAAGCAGATGCCGCCAAGGCAAAAGCAGAGCTAGAAAAGGCGAAAGCGGAAAAAGAGCAGGCAGAAAAAGAAATCAAAAAACATGCATATATCAGCCTTGGTTCGTCTTCTGGAACCCAGTTCTTGCTTGGTAAAGTATTAGATCATGCATTTAAAACAAATACGATTGACGCACTTGCTGGAGAAATGGTGAATACGCTCAAGATCAATACTCCAAAAGATTTAAGCAATTTTTCCGAAGATGTTGTTACATACATGAATATACCTGGTATGCCAGAACTACTTTCAAGTATGAAGACTTTGGCTAATAAAGAACCAGAAACACCCGAAGAACCAACCGCTTAAAATATTATGAATGTACTAAAATTAAGAAAATTATTAGAGGGCATTGAAACGCAGAATCCTTCTTCCGTTCAAGCGGAATCTTGGACCAATGAAGAAAAGAAAGTTGCTTTAGAAGCCATCGGTCGCTATAACGAATATGGTCGTATGTTGGCTCGCGAAGCAAGTCTCATGGAAATTGCCCATAGTCTTAGTGAAGTAGCCAAGCATGCCCAAAAGTTTCTGTCAGAAGAGTTGGAAGGTAGAAAAAAGACAAACGACGGTGCATGGTTTGATGGTGTTATGCCGGAACGTAATATGAAAGAACTATCCAAGTGCAGTGACGAGTTCGAAAAATATGCTATGGAAGCACACGTTCTTGAACAGCGTATGCAGGCATTATACGAACAAATGGGCACCAACCTAAATCGTTATTTTGAAATCAAAGATCTACAAGAAGGTGTTTCACCAGCAGTTTCAAAGTTGTAATAAATTATAAAAAGTAAAAATATTTTATATTTTTTTACTTTTCGTATATATTTATTTATTATAAAATGCATCATTCTTTGATGCGAAGCAACATATTAACATCTTGAAACTCTTAATAGTTTCATCAACAACAAAGATAAAACTATTATTATGTCAGACCTATTAAAACAAGCTATCGCAGACGCTAAGGCAGTACGTGCTACCGCCCTCGCCAATGCCAAAGCTGCTTTGGAAGAAGCTTTTACGCCAAAAATCCAAAGCATGCTCGCAGAAAAACTAAAGCAAGAAGTAGAAGGCGATGAACCATTGCCAGTTGCTCCTGCTCCAGAAGTTCACGCCGATGCTGCTCAAGACGCAGCAATGATGGCACAAGCAGCTGCTCCAGCTGCACCAGCTGCACCAGCTGCTCCCGCACCAGAAGCTGCTCCTACAGAAGAAATGCCAATGGCAGAAGAAGAAGAAATGGACGAAGAAGCAATTCGTGGAACAATCGGTGCAGAACTAGATCCAACACTAGCTACTTCAAATATTCAGGAAGGTGACAAAGCATCTCCTGACTATAAAAAGACCACTGCTGGACACAAGACCGAAGATCCAGGTAAGAACATGGTCAAATCAGCCGCTTCATCAATTGGTGGTACAAAAGGATCATTGCCAGCAACTAAGAAAGATGGCAAAGCTTCTGCCGATTATACCAAGACCACCGCCGGTCACCACACAGAAGATCCACAAGGTGCTTCAAACGAATTAGTCGCCCTTGAAGAAGGAGATGGCGAAGAAATCGACGAAGAATCATTGGATGAAATCCTAAAAGAACTGGAAAATAGCGTAAATGAAGTTGGAATGGAAGAAATGTCCGCTCCAATGGAAGCTGCTGCTGGTAACGGAGAAGACGAAGAGATCAACCTCGACGAACTTCTATCCGAAGGTGAAGATGAGGAAGAAAAGGAAGAAGAAAAAGAAGAAGCCAATGAAGGCATCGAACACCTCAAAAAGTACCAAAAAGAAAAAGCCGAAAAAGCTGAAAAACATGATGACGAGAAGGAAGAAGCCAACGAGTCAATCATCAAAGAAAATCTTTCGTTGAAGAAGGAACTAGCAGAATACCGTAGCGCTGTTACATATCTACGGGACCGCATCAATGAAGTAAACCTGCTCAATGCCAAGTTGCTGTATACGAACAAATTGTTCAAAGCAGCCAGCTTGAATAACGAGCAGAAACTAAAGGTAATCGAATCATTTGACCTAACGAAGTCTGTTCGTGAGGCAAAACTCGTTTACGCAACATTGGCAGAATCATTTAGTTTCGGTGCCAAGAAGGAAGTTGTGCCAGCCAAAAAGCCAGCATCAACAACCGTCAAGACTATCACCGAAGGTCTCGCCAGCAAATCGGTTGCATCAACCAAACCAACAAAACCAGCAGTTATTGCAGAAGGAGCCGACATGGCAAACCGCTTCAAGAAACTAGCCGGTATTCGTAGTTAATAACAATCAACAACAAACCTTAAATAAGGAAAATATATGTCAAGTATCAAATCACTATTGACTGAGACAACCAATCCAATGGCCAAGCTCATGTCTGAAACTCGCGGTCTTGTCTCCAAGTGGGAAAAGACTGGTCTCCTAGAAGGCATCAAGAGCGACATGGAAAAGTCACACATGTCCATCCTTCTGGAAAATCAAGCAAAACAACTGATCGACGAAGCTACCCGCACAGGTACATCAAGCAGTTCTGAACAGTGGGCGGGCGTTGCTCTACCACTAGTTCGTCGTGTATTCGCTGAAATCGCCGCGAAGGAATTCGTAAGCGTTCAGCCAATGAACCTACCAAGCGGTCTAGTATTTTATCTAGACTTCAAGTACGGCTCTGATCAGGCTGGTAAGCCATCATTCAGCGGTAACTCGCTATTCGGTGGTACTGGAACAAAGTTGGGTTCAACCGACAGCGCAGTCAATGGTCTATATGGCCAAGGCCGCTTTGGTTATACCATCAATGACCAGACAACAACCAAGGCGCAGACAACAGCTTCTGCCAATTGGGAAGAAATCAACTTCAACACCGATCTCAGTGCATCATTGTCCGCAGGAAAGATCTTTGGATTAACCGTTGACCTAAGCAGCACAAACTTCGACGCCAATGGCGCTCGTGCTTTCACTGTTTCTGGTTCTGGTATCGCTGATTTCTATCCAGCATTCACAACTGTCTCTGGCAACAACGTAACCTTCTACGTATCCGGTTCTGGTATCAGTGGTACCGTATTGGTTGCTTATCACAAGCAGCCAGCCGACACCAGCCGTGGCGACTTCGAAGATACAGCAGCCTCCGCAGGCGCAGGTACTTCAGGTCTATATGCCGATGTTGGTATTCCGGAAGTCAACCTAGAACTCAAGTCCGAAGCTATCGTCGCGAAGACTCGTAAGCTAAAGGCCGTCTGGACACCAGAATTGGCTCAAGACTTGAACGCTTACCACTCGATTGACGCAGAAGCAGAGCTAACTGCTCTTCTATCTGAGTATGTTTCGATGGAAATCGATCTAGAAATCCTCGATATGTTGCTCGTCAATGCTCCAGCTGCTACAACTGAATTCTGGTCCGCTCGTATCGGTCAGGAATACAATGCTACAACCGGATTGTTCGCTGACACAGCTGCTAACCGCACTGCTTATGTCAAGAGCACCTGGTTCCAGACATTGGGTAACAAGATCCAGAAGGTCAGCAACAAGATCCACCAGTTGACCCTGCGTGGTGGTGCAAACTTCCTAGTTTGCAGCCCAGACGTTGCTACCATCATCGAAAGCATCCCTGGCTTCACAACCAACACGGACGGCGATCAAGCCAAGTTCGCAATGGGTGTTGCCAAGGTTGGCGCTCTAAGCAACCGTTGGACCGTTTACAAGAACCCATACATGACCGACAACGTCATGTTGGTTGGTTTCCGTGGAAGCAACTTCCTAGAAACCGGCGCTGTATACGCTCCATACATCCCACTGATTCAGACACCATTGGTGTACGACCCAGTGAACTTCACACCACGCCGTGGCGTGATGACACGTTATGCCAAGAAGATGATCAGGCCCGAATTTTACGGCAAGATCGTCATCGGCAACCTCAACGAAGTTTAATACTTCGCCTCTTAGAGGGAAAACTACAAAGAACCGGTCGAAAGACCGGTTCTTTTTTTATCTAAATTTTTGATGTTTTGGAGTTCTACGGTAATATTTATCCATATATGAAAAAATCGGGAGTATACAAAATAACAAACGAAGATAACGGAAAATTCTATGTTGGATCTTCCAAAGATATCGAACAAAGATTTACTGAGCACAAAATGATGCTCAAAAATAACAAACACGTTAATATCATTTTACAACGTTCTTGGAACAAATATACCGAGAAGAGCTTTTCGTTCACTATTCTGGAAGAATGCCCTCCAGAAAATTGTGCATTGCGTGAGCAACATTATTTGGATACATTACAACCATTTAAATCTATAGGATATAATATAGGAAAAACCACGTTGGGCGGTGATAATTTCTCCAACAACCCAAATAAAGAACAAATCAGAGAAAAAATGAAAGAGTGGAACGGGGGAGAAAATAACGGAATGTTTGGAAAGCACCACAGCATCGCCGCTATCAGCAAACAAAAACAACGTGCCGTCGGCAGATATACACTACAATGGTTCACTGAAAAATATGGCAATGATATTGGCACAGCCAAATACAATGAACGCCGTGAAATGCTGTCATCCAGAAATATAAATTATGTATATGATAATGGAATGAAAGGAAAAAAGGTAAAAGTGGAGGCAAATAGAGGAAACAAAGTAAGTGAAGGTAGAAAATTACTAAAACAAAACAAGGAACAATTTTATAAAGATTTGAGCGACGGTATACTAACTAATATTCAGATTTCAGAAAAGTATGGTGTTTCAACTACCACGGTGAAATATCACAAAAGAAAGTTGTAATAAAAAACCCCACTTTATTGTGGGGTTAATTTTTATCGTCTATAGCGATGATGGTAATGGTGTTTACCAACATACCAAAAATCGCTACGCATATGTATATACATTGGAGTATAATATTCTGGTTGAACAACAATTACTCTTGTTGGCGGATATGCCGGTCTGCTAACAACATGACCTCCGGTTGTTGCACAGCCAGATAGCAATAGTAATGGCAA